ATCATGAGGACAAAGTGAACAGCCAGACAAAACTGCTGCACTTCACCGACATGGCCCGCCAGCCGTGGTTTCACGACGGGCATGAACTTCAGCCGCTTTGGGAGGAGCTGCGTGAACAATACGGTCAAACAACCTGACATCATTACGGACCCCGCAAAGTATCGCAGGGGCTGGAATGGCGGGTTACCAGAAAACCCGTGCGGGTCTGGTTCTCGCATTAGGAACACGCATATCCAGCGGAAATGGATTCCGCAAACCATACAAAAGTATGGCATTAAGTCTGTCGCAGACTTGGGCGCGGGTGATCTGAATTGGATGCAGAAAACCGATTTAGGCAACGTGCGTTATCGGGCTTATGACCTTGTGCCGCGGCATCCCAGCGTCAAACAGTTTGACCTGCTGGCCGATGACCTGCCGGAAGCAGATTGCTATATGGTGCTGTGGGTTCTGAACCACTTCACCGAAAAACAGGCACGGCGGGCCATTGAGCGCCTGACCAGCGGTCCCGCAAAGTATCTGATGATGACCTGGGAGCCGCGCGCATTCGACTTCCTTGACCTGCCCTATATTGAAACGGTCGTTATCCGTGACCGTGGCAAAGGCGATGAGCGTGGCAATGTCGAGCTGCGTCTGCATCAGCTATGAAAGTTTTTATAGGGAACTGGGGCGGGCGGTATCCTGATTATTACCCTGAGCGACTGTCGCGCAGCATCACAAACAACCTGACCATTCCTCACGAGGTTTATCTGATTGAGGAAACGGACTATCCCGGCTGGTGGGGCAAGATTAACGTTCTTGCCGAGCCTGGCCCTGCGCTGTGGGTTGATATGGACTGCGTGATTACGGGGTCATTGGATGACCTGATACCGGGACGCACTACTGCCGACATTGTGACCGCGCGGAACTGGGCGCAGTCAGGGCATGGCGGCTGTCAGTCCTCCGTGATGTACTGGAATGACGCAAGCAGGATTGTTGAGGCATACGACCCCAACGAGCCAACCCTAGGCAACTGGCCCCCGCGCAATGATTCGGGGTGCCTGTGGGGCGATCAGGAATTCTTGACGCTGTTGCGCGACACGCAACGCATAGAGGTTGAGTATTTCGATTCGGCGCACGTTGTTTCATACAAGTACCACTGTCGCCAAGGTGTGCCGGATGACGCGCGCGTGGTTTGCTTTCACGGCAAGCCAGACCCGCACGAGGTGCGCGCGGATTGGGTAAAACAATGCTGGGGGTAATTCATTACAACCCGCACCTTGCACACCAGCGGGATCACGCACGCGCCTTTGAGCAGTGCGGGTTTACCGCCACGACAAGCAAAACGACAGAGGCCGACGTTCATGTCGTTAGCGGTCCTTACTATGCGCTGCGCCAATGGGCGCGCCACCCCAGCCTGCTGATGATTGATCGGGCATGGTGGGGCGATCCTGACTGCGTGTCTATCGGCTGGCTGAACAAAGACGGCACGCGCACTTTTGCGACAGGCGATGAACCGCGAGCGCATCCGAAGCCGCTGCCTTGGAAGAAGCGAGAGAACACTGCCATAGTCCTTGCCGACTACGGACAGAAAACCACGCAGATCATGCGTGAAGCAGCGCAGCGTTATGCGTACATCAGGGAGCGGCGGCATCCGGCAGAGGTCAGGGATCAGGCTTCATTGACTTCGGGTCTGTGTCTGAGCGATGTGGCGATAGGCACAAGCGGGACGGCGCTTTTTGAAGCGGTGATGCTGGGGTTGCCGTCTGTGTGTCTTGATCCAGATAACCCCGTTGCAGAAGTGTGTTCCGCAAGCATTGACGCACCGTTACGCCGACCAGACCGCAGCGAGTGGCTGCACAAACTTAGCTATGCCCAATTCTCGCTAGACGAGATAGCGGACGGCACAGCCTGGAGATTGTTGAGAGATGTACGGCAGCTATAACAACCCCGACGCGGTAACGTATCTGGATTACGTGGTAAAGGAGCCGCGCGAGTCTGTTGCGCCAGTTGTCGAGCCTGTCACGCTGGATGAGGCCAAGAATCATTTGCGCGTGGACTACAGCGAAGACGATGCGCTTATCATGAACATGGTGGCGGCGATTAGACGCTACATGGAGCGCAAGCTGAATATTGCAATGGTTGAGCGTACATATACCGCCAACCTGCCGCGATTTTTTGAGCGGGTTCACTTTCCGCACCAGCCGCTGGTTAGCGTGCCTACGATTCAGTACTACAACGCAGAAAGCCCGTCCGTGCTGACCACCCTGGCAGACTCAACGTCTAGCCCGCAGGTGGCCAGCACCACCTACCGCGTAAATACGGAGGAGGGCTACATCTACCGTATCAATGGGGCAACCTTGCCGGACACGGCCTGCCGTCATGATGCTGTGCAGATCACCTTTGTTTGTGGGCACAGTGGATCGCCCGCTCAGTCTTCGGTGCCGGATGACTTGCGCGCCGCGCTCTTGCTGGGGCTTGGCGACCTGTACGAAAACCGCGAGTCCAGCACGCCGTTGAAGGTTGAGCAATTGCCGACCATGAAGCGCCTGATGATGGGCCATAGGCTCTACCAATGAGGGCGGGGCGCCTGCGCCATCGCCTGCAACTTCAGCAGGTGACGCGCACAAAGGACGAGGTAGGCGGCTACAGCTCCGCATGGACCACCACGGCAACAGTCTGGGGCGCCGTTGAGGCGCTGAAGGGCAAAGAGTTCATGGTGTCTGCTGAGGAAACGGGCGCGGGGCAGATGAACAGCGAGACTGTCCTGCGGATCATTGTTCGCTATGGTGCCGACTGGGCGGGGCTTGATGAAACCTGGCGGGTTCGCAACGCTAACACGGGGTCAACATACGACATCGTAAGCGTTATCAAGCCGGAAGAAACGAACCAGCCAAATACGTACTTTCAGCTAATGGCAAAGCAGGGCAAGACGGATGACGAGTAGGATTCAGTCAGCCTTAGAAGCGCGGAAAACAGAATTACTTCCTGACAATACGGAAGGCGGCATTTCCGCTGAAGACATCCGCGACTATTTCACCGACTTGGTGGACTCGTGCTTTCGGGAAAATGCAATCGCCATCGAAGCTGGCAACGGGCGGCTGGTGCTTGAATCCGGCCTGGGCTATATCGCGCTAGATGCGCCGTAGGAAAAAACATGGCTGATTCAAAGATTAGTGCGCTTACTGCCTTGGCGGCATCTGATGTCGCCGGAACTGATGAGCTTGTCATTGTAGATACAAGTGTGACTACCACAAAGCGCGTGACGTTTACGGGGCTTGTTGATGCAATTGGATTGAATGGGGGCGTGCGGTTTAGCACCTCTGCGGTATCAGATGGCGCGGTCAGTAATGGCGAGTGCTGGATTTACATAGATACAGGCGTCAGTCCAATCGTCCTGGCGGTGAAGGCGAAGGACGGAAGCGGCAACGTTTACACCGGGGCGTTCGCGTGAGCATCAAGGTTGAGGTTGACACTTCAGACCTGAACAAGATTTTTGAGTCGGTCCAGAAGCTTGCGCCGTACATTCACGGCAAGAAGGGATATCCGAAAAACTTGGTGCGGAATGCCGCCAGGGCCATGACCAAGCTGGTCGAGGACGAGGCCAAAAACACGGCACCCCGCAGCGGCCTGTTAGGGCGCACCAGCAGCACGGGGCAGTCAGTTGGTCCCTTGCGCTCTTCAATCGTTAAAAAGATTCTTAGCGCGCGGTATCGCTACGATGTAAAGGGCGTAAACAGCCGCGAGTATTACTACGTATCCAGCAACGTGCGGAAATATCGAACGTACTACATGACCCCGCTGGAGCTTGGCTGGCGCAAGCCGGACGGGCGCAGCTATGAGGGCGCGCATTTCCTGAAGAAAGCGGTCAAAAGCAAATCCAAGCAGGCGCAGGAATTGTTCAAGCGCAAGCTTGCGAAAGACATTGAGCGCGTAGCGAACAAGATCAACAGGGAAAACCCGCCGACATGAGCATTGAGTCAACGCTTTATGCCGCACTGACGGCAGACCCTGGCGTGCGCGCGTTCTTCCCAGGGTCGCCCGTTGATGTGCGCCTATACGCGCTGCGTGTGCCGGACGAAGTAGCGGTCCCGTTTATTTCTTACAGCGTCAGTGACGGGCTGGCGTACAACAAACTGGGGCAGGCGCCGGACAAAGAGCGCAAAGAAATCTATTTCCTGTGCGTGTCTGACAACTTCAAGGAGGCGCTTGATCTAGCGGGCGCATTAAAAAACGCGCTAGAGGATGATTACGGATATATGTTGGAAGAGCAGCACGAATACTTTTCCGACACGCAAGAATATGGTGTGGCCGTCACATGGTCTTACATCGCCTGAATAGACGCGGAGTCGCGTCTTACCTTGGCCCGTTGTGGGCCTTTTTTCTTTCTCAGTCTAGCAATTAGGAGCTTTTATCATGGCTGGTATTTCGACCCAAGGGGCACAGTTGCGGGTGCTGGACACGACCGCAAGCCCGAACGCATACGTTGACATTGCGTGCCTGACCGACCTTTCTGGCCCCTCTGGTCAGCGTGTTGTTATTGACACGACCTGCCTGGATTCCACCGGCAAGGAAAAGAACGTCGGCATTCCTGACTTCGGACAGGTGCAGTTCAACATCATCCTTTCCACGGAAACCACCGATTACCATGTTGGCGACGCGCTTTCTCTGTGGTCAAACTTCAAGAACGGCACGCGCCAGGGCTTTCGGATCATCATCCCGACCAGCCCGGAAGACTACTTCCAGTTCAACGCCTACGTCCTCGCGTTCTCCATCACCGAGAACATTGATGACGTTGTGCGCGCAAGCGTGACCCTGGAGATCGACGGCGGCGTCACCGACTCTTTCTAAACCTGTCCTAGGAGGGACAAAATTATGGGCAAGTTACTTTCGTTCGACGAAGTTCTGGGCGCGTCTGATCGCTCGTATGAAGACGTAATGGTTAAGGAGTGGGGCGGCACCGTCCGGCTCCAGGCCATGTCTTCCGCGCAGCGGGACCAGTACGAGGCCGAGGCATACCAAGCAAACAAAAAGGGCGGCACGGAGGCATTCAAGAACCTTCGCGCCCGCTTGGTGGCCATGTGTTGGGTTGATGAGGACGGCAAGCCCGTTGCTACGGGCAAGCGGGTTGAACAGCTTGGGCAAAAGTCTGCCAAGGTTGTGAACGACCTGTTTGATGTTTGCCGCCGTCTCAACGGCCTGACCGAGGGCGATGTCGAGGAGTTAGAGGGAAACTAAAGGAACGTCCAGCCCTAAAGTTTCAGTTTATCCTGGCGAAAGAGCTGGGGATGTCGCTTTCTGATTTAAGGGAGAAAGTGTCATCGGCTGAGATGGCGGGCTGGATGGCCCTTTACCGCATAGAGCCCTTTGGGGACTTCCGTGACGATTTCCGCACGGCGCAAGTGCTGCACCAGAATGCAGAGATGCACCGCGACAGAAACAAGCGCGCGAAGCCCTTCGATATATGGGACTTTATGCCGTTCCATAAACGGCCCGAGGAAAAGGGTGAAGTTGACCTGACCACGGGCGATATTGCTGCCAAGCTGCGCGGCATCTTTGGAAGGAAGTAATGGCGACACTCGCAACAGCAATTGTCAAGCTAGGCGCAGAAACGTCGGGGTTCATCACGGACCTTGACACTGCCGCAAAGCGGACGCAGAGCTTCGGCAAAAAGCTAGAGCGTTCCTTTATGGTCGCGGGCAAAGCCGCAGCTGGGGCGCTTGCTGCGGGCATGGTGGTCGCCACCCGTGAGGCTGTAGCCTTTGAAAAGGCAATGGCTGAAATCTCGACTCTTCTTGATGGGGATCAGTCCATCACGAAGTTGACCGAATCTGTGCGCGAGATGTCCCGCGAGTTTGGCGGGCTTCCCACGGAACAGGCCAGGGCGCTTTACCAGATCATTTCGGCTGGCGCTTCAGACGCCGCCACGCAAACGGAACTGCTGACCGCAGCGAACAAGCTTGCCATTGGCGGCTTGACCGACCTGGAGAGTGCTGCGGATGTTCTGACATCCGTCATGAATGCCTACGGCGAAAAGGTAGGCACGGCAGGCGATGTGTCGGACGTTCTGTTCACCACCATGAAAGGTGGTAAAACCACCATTGACGAGCTTAGCTCAACGCTGGGTAACGTTGTCACCATTGCGGCGCAGGCTGGCGTATCGTTTGAAGAAACGGGCGCTGCCATTGCCACCCTCACCAAGTCCGGTATTGCCACCTCTGAAGCTGTCACTGCTTTGCGTGGGGTCATTGCCGCTGTCATCAAACCCACCTCACAGGCGACCCAACTAGCGGAAGAGCTGGGCATTCAGTTCAATGCTGCTGCGCTGGAGTCTATGGGCCTTGCTGATTTTCTTGGCATGGTTCAGCAGGCAACGGGTGGGAATGTTGCCGAGATGGGCAAACTGTTCGGGCGTGTTGAAGGCTTGAACGCCGTGCTTGCCCTGGGTAGCGAAAACTCTGCCGAGTTCAGTTCGCAGCTTGCGAACATGGCAGACAAGACGGGCGCCACAGAGGAAGCTTTCGGCAAGATGAATGACACCGTTTCCCAACAGTGGGAACGGCTGAAAGGCCAGGTGACGGTGCTGGCTGGGGTCATTGGCGAACAGTTGCTGCCTGCGCTTAATAAGGCGCTTGAGTGGTACTTGAAACTTCAGTCTGCCATTGCCGATCCCAACCGCACCATCAACAAAGCGGCAGACGCTTACACCATGCTGACCAAAAGCGTGGACAACCTGACTGCGGCACAGATTCGCAACGCACAGCAAGACCTTCGCGCCCGTTGGCTTGCCGCTGAAAAACAACTCGCCCGCCTTCGCGCAGAGCTTGACCGTCAGAACAGTGCGTTTATTACTTCGTCAAAACTGACGAAAGACCTTGCCGACGAGATCAAGGTGCTGGAAAACGAGCAGCGGGGACTGCTGCGCGGCATCACAGAAGGCAATCGCGCCATGCGCGACATGGAAGAGGCGCAGGAAGACGCAGCCCGCGCCGCTGAAAACCTGTCTGAGGTGGTCGTTACTGGAACCCGCAGAACCGAAGACTTGCAGGTCGCCGCAGAGGACGCGACAGCGGCTATTGATGATTTTGCCGACGCTTGCCAGGACGTAGAGCGACCCGCGCTTGAGCTTGTCGAAGTTCAGGGCCAGATGATTGAAGGGTTTGAGGCGGTACATCCTGCGGCAATGAGTGCAGCCGAGGGCGCTGAAGAAGCCGCAACCCAAATGAAAAACTCTTTTGCTGGGTCAACGGGTGTCGCCGCAGTCATTGAAAACACGTTCAAGCGCTTGGACGATACGCTGCAAAGCTTCTGGACTGACCTGCTTGTCAACGGCAAGTTTTCTTTTGATTCCCTAAAGAATATTGCGCTTGAAGCATTGGCGCAGATGATCCACGCATTCACGACCCAGCGAATCACCATGAGCCTTGGCCTAGGCATGACGGGTGGCGCCAGCGGCGTCGGCTCTGCCGCGTTCGGCTCAGGCGGTGGCATGGGTGGGCTGGGTAGCATCGCATCGTCTGCGCTTGGTTCATACCTTTACGGGCAAACAGGAAGCGCGTTCTGGGGGCAAGGCTTGTTTAGCGGCTTCCTTGGCGGCCAGGGCGCTACCAGCTTTTCATCCGCACTGTTTGGCGGCGTTGGTGCAAATGGCCCAGTACAAGGATTCTTTCCCGGCTTCGGCTCCGCTTTGGCTGGTGGCTCTGGCGCGCTTGCTGCTGCTGGCGTGTGGGGGTTGCTTGGCGCTTTGGGTGGCGCGCTGTTTGGAAGCGATCCCACGATTACGGGCGCAGGCTCTGCTATCGGTTCTGCCATTGGTACGGCTATTCTGCCGGGCATTGGAACGGTAGTCGGCGGGTTGCTGGGCGGCATCATTGGTGGAATTATCGGAAAAGATGACACGCTTCCCCCTGCTGTGCAGATTGTCGGCAACAATGTCGTGGGCGATGTTGCTGGCTACGGCACATCTGACCAGTTCTTTGAAACGATGCTGGGCGGTTTCAACATCACCAACGCGCAAGAAATTGATGATGGTGTTTTAAGCCGCATCACCGATGCGATCACGCAATTTGACAACGCAATCGGCTCATTCCTGACCCAGGATCAGCTGGGCATTGTTCAGCGCGATTTGGCAAACTTCGGGAATGAATATGTCGGTGAGATGATCAACATCACGACGATGCTTGAGGATCGTTTCGCGCGCATCGTCACGGAGCTGACCAAGCACAGCATCCCCACCCTTGAGGAATTCCTTTCCACTATTGAGGGCTTTGAAGAGCAAGGCCGTGCCTTTGAGCGTTACGTGCGCGCTTTCAACGCCCTTCAGGCTACGCTCACCGATTTCGTTAGCTCTAATCCGGCGCAGGAAGTAGAGGAAGCGCTGAACCCAATTGCCGAAACTCTGGAAGCCGCACTAGAGCGCACGCGCTGGAAGATGCGCGAACTTTTCGCCAACTTTGACCCAACGTCAGAGGTTGCACCCGAAAAGATGATGGAGATCAACACCATCATTCAGGAGCGGTACGAGGCCGAGCTTGTGTACCTGCGTCAGGTGGCTGAGCTGGTTAATGCCATCACGCAAAGCATTCAGTCACAGCGGGAACAAATCCAGAACGCACTACGCGGTCCAGACACGCGGAGTTTCAGCGAAATTATTGCGGACGTTGAGCAGTTTATTGCCGCAATCGGGGATGCTGATACCCCGCAAGGGGTGGCCGCGCTTGTTGACCAGGCTCAGCGCTCCATTGGCGCAGCGTTCAATATTGCAAACAGTGAAGATGGCAACGCATCCATGTTTAGACAGTTGCTGGCGCTGCTGGATGTTTTGGAGGCGGCTTCGCTTGGGCGGCTGGATACGCTGGCCCAGGATGTCATCGAAGAAGGTGATGCGCTGCGTGCCGAGGCGCAGTTGTTTGCCGAGGAATATGGCATCGCGCTTGAGCCTACCACGCAAGCGGTGCAGGACGTTGGGCAGGCGGTGGTGAATCAGACCGCCGACCTGATTGATGACAACGCGCGCACGCGCGAGGAAATCCGGCAGGTGTCTAACGCGGTCAATGAACTAACGCAGGTAGTGCAGGCAAATGGCGGGCGGCTGGACTTTGTAAGTGTCTAAGCGAATCATTGCGGCATCCATCGGCTACGATGACCCCGACCAGTCGCCGCAGGGGGGTGTTCTTTACGTAGCCACCGAAGGTTTCACCACGGGCAGCGGTGACACGCCAGCCTCTACGCATTTTCAGGGGCGCCTGTCTGGGAACATTCGATTTAATTGGCTGGTAGCGGCCCCGTTCACCAAACGAAAACCTGCTGCGGGTTTTGGTGATCTGGTCATTTCCAACGCAGATGGCGAGCTGGATGACGCGCTGGCGTGGCGATTCCGCGATGGCGAAGTGATAGTTAAGTCGCTGGAACCTGGGCAAGCGTGGTCCGCAGGGACTGTTCTCGCCACGACTGTTGCAGACAAAATTGAAGCGGTTGGCCTTGATGAACTGAAGGTAACGCTCCGCGACCCTGCGGCAAAGCTGGAGCGCCCTTTACAGCAAGAATCGTACACGCTAACGGACTTCCCTGACGCATCAGGCAAGCTGAAGCCGGTTGCGTTTGGTACGCCCCTGAACTGCACACCTTTCCCCGTAGACTTTGATGCCCTTCGGTTTGATTGCCACGATAAGGAACTGGTGGCAATGGCCGACGTTCGCGTCGATGGTGTAACCGTCCCATTCTTTGAAGACTTCAGCGACGAATCATCTGGTTTTGTTTTGTTGGAACAGCCTGACGGCGAAGTAACCTGCGACCCTATTGCCACAGGAACAGGCAACCCTGTCTCGTTTAACTTGGGTTCTCCAATCCCTAGCCTGATTGTTTCTAGCAACAATGGGCGCACCATCCAGAGCGCGCGCCGCAGTTTCTTTAGCCCGATTGATTGGAACTTTAACGCGACGATTTCTGGCGGGAAAAGCCTAGCCGCTGGGGGCAAATACTATTTTGAAGTGCGCGTAGAGAACGTAGCAACAACTTCTGCCAACTATACGGCCATCTATCCCGAGCAATTGGGCGTTGGGTTTGGCATCTGTAAGGACGCGCCTGTTGAAGGCGGGTTTATCAATCAGGCTGATATGTACTCTATGGGTACATACAACACAACAAACGCCTATACCTACGCAGACACGACTCAACAGGACGCGGCGCAGTCCATACCTATTTCATCTTCATGGGAGGCGCGCACGCGGAATCAGGTTGTCGGTGTGCTGTGCGACTTTGACAGCAGCACGGTTCAGTTTCGCGTGTATGAAAACGGGCTAGTTGTCTGGAATTCATCCGTGCTTAGCATCACCGTAAATAGCCCCCAAGACACGTTTTTCCCGTTTGGCAGTGTAGCCGCCACGCCCGCGACAGACAGTCGCAGCCAAGACAACCAGATCACCATCTACACGCAGCCTGAGCGGTTTGAAAACGAAGTCCCTTCGGGCTATGAGGCGTGGGATGATTCGGCTTATGACGAGGCAACGCAATTTAGCAACCTTGTCGCAAGCATCACTAGCCGCATTCCTGGGCTTACTGTAGATACGACAACGCAGGGCGAGATTGACGCGCTAGGCTATTCCTATTCTTACTATTGCGCCGAATCCCAACCTGCGGCACAGATTCTGTGGGAAGCCGTTACAGGGTTTACGGGCTGGTACTACATTAACCGACTGGGGGAGCTTGCCTTTGGGCGGCTGAAAGCACCTGGCACGGTTGGTCTTGAATTCACCATTGCTGAAATTATTTCCGTTCGCAGCGTAACAACCGATTACGCGCGCGGGCTTTCTAATCGCATGGGCGCGCTTAGAAACTGGACGGTACAGAATCGCGGGCGGCTTGATGACTCGCTCAGCGAAAGCGAAAAAGACCTCTACGATCGGAGGTTCAGGACCGAGCTAACTGACGATACGCCGCTATCTGACACCTACGCAGCCGCACGCCAGGCCGAGATTATCCCGACCTACTTTAGAGAACCGGACAACGCGCAAGACGAGATTCGGCGTCTGATGGGGCTATACCAAGATGACAACATTTTTGTTGAAGTTGATGTTGCTTTTGACCTAACGCAGTTTGCCAGCCTTGACCTTGGCGACACGGTAAACCTGACACTCAACCGATATAACTGGTCAGATGAAAACACGGGCAGCGGCGCCTTCTCGTCTGACTTTGATTCTGGCTTTAACATCGGCGGCGCTGGTGCGCCGTTTATCGTGCTTGGAATTTCGGGCAATTTTGCCAGCCCGACCATGAGGCTGCTGTTGTGGGGAGGAGGGGGCGACCCGCTGCCCCAAGAGGAACAGGAGGTTGTTTGTTCTGTATCCGCAATCAACAACACAGACTATTGGCAGTTTAGCGGCGACATCTTTAGCGTGACTGAGTCGCGCGTTGGCATGGAGTTTACTGCGGGCGGCGCATTCCGAGCATTTGAGCAAGAGGACAACGGATCAGGCTTTGGTTCGCAGACCACTCTGGCAACGGACACATGGCACACGGATTCACCTTCGGCCACCGATGGCGCGTCTTACGAAGTCCGGCTTGTTACAAGTTCAGGAACGCTGGACGCAGGAAGCGACCCAGCAGACACATGGCTAAGCCTTGGCACCACGCGCACCTTTTACGTTGACGGCGACTCAGGCAGCCAGGGGCTTTGGGAGGGAACTATTGAAATCCGGCTGACCTCTGACCCCACCAACTGCAACACGACCAGCGACACAGTAACCATTGACACAGGGGCACCGTTCTAATGGGCGCGCTTATCAGTTACACCAACCTAGCAGACGGTGCCACGCTGACAAATAGCAGTGACGGGACAAACGTCCTGGCTGCGTCACGAGTGCAGACCCGTCAAATCGGCAAGGCCATGCGTCAGACGCTTTCTACCGCTTCGCCATTGCAGTCTGTCCATCTTGATTTCGATTTAGGATCGGCCCAGTCAATTAGCTATGTGGGCATCTTCGGGCATAACATCAGCAGCGGCACCTATGCCGTAAGTCTTGGAACCTCCAGCGGGGCCAGTGATGTTGCATCAGTCAGCGGCACACTTTGGCAGGGCGTTGCGGATGACCCAAAACAGCAGCACGTTATTCTGTCCCAGACCTATTCCGCGCAGTTTGTGCGGGTCACGCTTACCCCCGCATCCGGCCAGGATGTGGACGTTGGGCGCGTGTGGATTGATGACCCGTGGACGCCCAAGGTGTCTGTCGAGTTTGAACACACCATTGAGGACGTTTCAGACCGCGCCCGTTCTATTGGCGGTTCCGTTTATGTTTATGAGCGTCCGCGCTATCGCATGAACCGCGTCAAACTTCCCAAGATGGAAGAAACTGATGCGCTTGGCGACTCATCAGACAGCACGGTCAAGTCCGCGCATCACATGGACATGACCGTTGGCAATCATTCACAAATTGTCTGCATCCCAGAAACCGCAGGGGCAGACAATACCCAGGTTCAGCACAAGCTGGGAATCATTGGTCACATTGAAAGAAGCACGCCGATTCAATTAGTGGAGTCACGACCTTCTGGCGGGGGCTGGCTATATGAAAAAAGGTTTTCAGTAGTCGAAGAAAGGTAAAGTCTTGCGGCCCCCCGTCTGGCGTCCCTCCCCCGTCAAGGGCTGGGCGGGGGTGCCGCTTTTACGGGGGTCGCCGTATGGACAAGTTCGAAGCTGAAGGGCTAAAGGAATTCGCTACCGAGCGTCAGGCGGAATACCT